TGCCGCGAACGGTGGAGAACATGGTGCCGCCTTCAACCGCCGGACCCGAGCCGGTGTTCTGGTTGAACAGTTCGAAGAATAAGTAGTTCTCGAAGGCCGGGACGATGATGCCGGCCCGCGCAACAAGGTCCATGAACACGCCGAGGTCATCATTGATGATCGTGCGACGGCCAAGGGCGAAGGTCCGGCCATACTCGCGCAGTTGCGTGGTTTCCCCATTTTCGCCGATCGCACCGGCCTTCGCTTCACCCTGCTCGTTGATGGGCAAAGGCGTCGGAAAATCGCCGAGGCGCAAGACGGTGCGCGGTTTGAAGTCTCGGAAGTCCATCCGCCGTGCCAGGCGTCGATAGGTCGGCTGCGCCAACGCGTACTGCGCCTGCATCGCCTTGTTGGCCGCATTGCCGAGAATGAGCGGAAAATCGCTCGTTGAGTTCATCGAGCGTTCGATGATCTCGTCTTCGGTCACGCGGGTCGGCATGTTGCCGGTCTGACGCAGATACTCCTGCATCAGATACAGCGTGCTCATACCGACGAATTCGCGCGCCTGGTCGCTCGGTTTCGGGAAAAGGTTGCGCGCAAAGCGGAAGCAGATCGCGTCCGCCATGCGCTCGCGCAGCACCTCCCGTTCGTCGCCACGCACCTGGATCGTCTGGTGCGGCCGAGGGCCGTCGCCGGCGGCGAGTGCCGTTGCGCTCGAAGAAGAACGCGCGCGCACCTGTGCGGACATGAAATCCTGCGCCGCCGTGCCTTCGTTGATCGCGCGCATGACCGTCGCCTCGTCCAGGCCGAAGGCGCGCTGCGTGTGGCGAATGTCTTCGATACGCGCACGCTCCGCGGCGGCGATCGCCGCACGCTCTGCATCGGTGATCGCGGGCGTCTGCGCCGCGCTTGTCGTTTCGGCCGAAGTCTGCGCGGCCGCCGCTGCTTGAGTCGTCATGCTCTCACTCCTGGTTGGATCTGCGGTCAAGTCCCGCGTGGTAAACCGGCAAGGAAACTTCGGCCCCTCGCTCTCATCCGCGCCCGATTGCGAACGAACCCCCGCGCCGGCATCGGCGCCGACCGCCACGAGGGAAACTTCAAACGGCGTCCAGCGCGTCGCGACATAACGCGGCGTCTCGCCCTTCTTTTCCTGCCGTTCCATTTCGTCGATCGCATAGCCGACAGATACCTGGCGTAGGATTCCGTCCTGCACCTTGCGCCACGCTTCCTCTCCGCGCTCACCGGTGTCGAAACGCACGACCGCGCGACCCTCACTGCCGTCGATCCAGGCGCGCTCGACGACGCCGATCACATTGTCGATGTAATAGCGCATGTGGCTGTCGAGAAGCGGCCCACCACTGTTGAGCCGCGTGAGATCGATCGCGTCTGCCGTGACCGGCAGGACTTCGATGTATTCCTCGTCGCGCCAATAGCTGTAACGCCGCACTTCCGCGCCGGTCGTCCAAACGAGCTCGGCGGTGCGTGACTCTTTCGAGAGCGTCGCCGGCGAGAAACTCGCCTCCCGCCGGAACGCCGGCAATGAAATCAGGCTCGAACCATCGGGCATGGTGTCGTTACTCCTCTTTCTCTTCGACGGGCGGCTGTCGCGGCGTCGCCGGCGACGTGTCGCCGAGCCACGGCAGCGGCACCTCGGCCGAATTCGCCGCGTCGATGAACTCTTTGAACGAATTGATCACGTCCATCGCCTCAAGCCCTTGCTCGGCCGCAAGCTGCTGCGGGGTGATCGAGAAGTTTTTCAGGCGCTCTGTATTGGCCTGCGCTTCCTTCAAGGGGTCGAGCCATCGCTTTGGCGGCGCGTGCCACAGCACGCGCGGAGCGCGGCTCTGCAGCCGGCCGGTTTTGCGGCGCGCTACATTGAAGCGCATCCATGCCTGGCGGCAGAACTGCGCGATCATCATGTTCTGCTGCCACATTTCGAGCGCTGCATAGTGCTGCAACAGGCCGCCGCGAAGGCTCGAATAGTTCACGTTCTTCAAGTTGCCGGTGAGCTGCTCGAAGGTCACGCCGAGGCCGGCCGCCACGGCGCGCAGCAGATGGTCGAGATACTCCCCGTAGCCCTGCGTAGCGGCAGGCGATGCGATCGAGATATCCTCGTCGCGGCCGAGATAGTGCACGAGCGCAGGCTTTAGCCTCTCCAGGCGCTCACCGTCTTGCGTCTGCGCCCCTGCATCGAGTTGGCGCTCGGTCGTCTGCTTGACGAAAACCGCGAAGCACGCTTCGATTTTTTTGCGCATCAGTTCGGCGTGCTCGTATTCGCCAGAGTCTTTTAGCCGTAGCACGGCAGGCGCGAACCAACTGATCCCATGCACTTGCCCGGGCCGCAGGATGTCGAAAATACTCGTGTATTTTTCGGCCGCGTGGCGACGGCTCTGATAGCGGCCGCTCGCGAAGGCGCGAACGTCGCCGGGATGCTGATCGAACAGCCAGTAAGCGACCCGGCGATGCCGCGCATCGTACTCGACGCCCTGCAGGATGTAGTGGCCATCCTTCAGGCTCTCGGTTTTCGCGAGGTCGAAGTAATCAGGTTCCAGCACCCGAAAACGCAGCGGAATCTCGCGCGAGTCGAACCGGCTTTCGTCTTCGATCCACTCGACGAGCGCACCGCCGCTTTCGACGATCGTCGACGTGATCAGCGCGCCCAATGCGTAGAAATCGAGCCGCCCCTCCGGGTCGCAATACTCAACCCATTCGTTCCAATCGTCTTCGGTCTGTTGGCGCATCGTCTCGTCGCGAGGGTCGACGCGCGGAACGATCCCGCTGCCCCAGATGCCGGTCACGAGCACCCGCTTACCGTGGGCCGCATAGCCGTTGTTGCGGACGAGCTCGCGGGCGCGCTGCCGTACCCAGGCGGCCGCGCCGCCAATCTCGGCATTGACGTCGGTCCCCGGCGTCAACCAGCCCTCGGTTTTGCGCGTCGGTTTCCCGGCGTCATAACCACGGATGTTCTCGAAGGCCTGGCGCGCGAGCGTGCGGCGGATCGCAGCCTGGGGCGAGATCGCCGCCAGGGCGCGCTCAAACAGCGTTGCCGCCATCAGCTGTAATCCCAGACGAACGTCGAACGACCGCGAGGCTGATTGCTCTCCGCTGCCGCCTTCTCCTGAAAGTAGCGCAGTGCCTGCAGCAGTTGCGGAACATCGGGTCGGGTGATCTTGCGTCCCTCGTACTCCATCGAGGTCGCACCGCTTGCGAGGAATTCCTCAAGCTGCGCGATTTTCTCGGCCGTCGTCGTCGCCATGCGGTCAGTCCCAATAGCTCGAGGTGTCGCCGATCCAATCGGTGCGCGTGGCAGGCGCCGGCGAGGTACTCGCCGTCTGTTCGGTCGATTGCTCGATTTCGTCTGCGGTCGTGTCAGGCATCGGCCGGTTCCACAACTCGCCGAGATCGGCTTGTGCGGCGGGAGCAGGCGCATGGCGGCTGAACGCAAGCGCGGACCACGCATCGCGGCTCAGCGCAGCCGCGCCGTAAAGTTCGAGCATCGCCATCGCCATAACCCGGCAGTCGAGCCAGTGATTTTGTCCGCTGACGATCCACTCGGAGACGACGCGACCGCCGCGTTCGTGGCGCACGAGGCTTTCGCTTGTCAGCTGCTTGAAAAAGGCTTCGTCGTGATCGGCCGAGAAAAAGCAGAAGCGCGAAGGATACTCGCCGTTTTTCGGCTTTTGCCTTAGCCGATTGTAAAGCTCGATCTTGAGCGGCCAGGTGCCGACCGGCCAGCTTTGCAGGCCCCGCCGCCATTTCTTGCCGGTTGCGGTCACCTGCATCTTCGCGGGCGAACCGAGGTTCGGCGCAAGCGGTCCGCCGACGCCCTTGGTGGCGTAACGCCGCGAATTTCGCCGCACGAAATCGTAGACGCGATCGGTGTTGAAGCCCGCATCGATCGCGACGATGTCGATCGGCCAAAGTTTGCCGCCGGTCGCGCGGTACTTCCTCGAAAGGCGTTCGGATAGATCCGACCAGACCGCATCGCCGCCGGTATCGCCGAACACCACACCGAAATCGATCGACCAGCTGCGCAACGCCTCGCCCCAGGCGACGACCTCGAAGTAAAGCCGGTCCTTCTGTACGTCGACGCCGGCGGTGATCAGCGCCGCGCCCTCCGGCAACTCGCCGAGCTTGTAGGACAGACGGTTCTCGAGGAGAGCCTCCCAGGCGGGCGCATCGCCGCGATCCTCCCACGCCTCGCCGCGCCAGAGATTATGAAATGCCTTCAGCTTTTCGGGGTCGCCTTGCGCCTTCAACCATTCCGTGACGATATGCGACCAGGCGACGAAGCGCGAATAGGCCGACCAAATCCAGAAGCCGGGGTGTCGGTTCGGCCCCGGCGCTTCCGCGATCCAGCGGCCTGCGTTCAGCATCTGCGGCTTGTGATGTTCCTCGATGATGCAGCCGTTGATGCGACACACGAAATGGGCCGTCGACGGATCGCCCTCCGTCCACTTCAGGTTCTCCCACGAGAGCGGCTGCTCTTCGTCGCAATGCGGGCAGGGAATGTAGAATTTCCGCTTGTCGCTCCGCTCGTAAGCCGCGAGTACGCGCGAATTCGTTTTGAGGCGCGGCGTCGATGCCTCGAAGATCTTCACGAGACCGGTTTTGCGGTACGAAATCGTCCGCGCCTCCGCCATCGTGTCCGGATCGCCTTGGCCCGCCAGCTCGAACGGCCACTCGTCCCAATCGTCCTTCGCCAGATAGCGAACCGAGCTTTGGCGCAGCGATCGCGCGCTGTTCGCGCCGCTCGCACGCAGCCATCCGCCGGGGAAGCGTTTGCGCCTGGCCGTGCTGCCGCGCCGGTCGCGCGACACCTGCGCGGCGACACGCTCCTTCAACGCCGGCGTCACTTCGATCGTGGGCTCGAGTTTCTCGGTCACCCAGTCGAGCGCTGCGTCGAGTGTCGGATGCACGACCAGGAACGGCGCGGGCGCGGTGCAGATCGCATGACCGATGAAGTTTTCGAGCACGGCCGATGCGCCGACCTGCGCCGATTTGATGAACGTCACCCGCTCCGCCGGATGGGTCGGCGACAAGCACTCCATGATCTCGACCAGATACGGCGCCATCTCGTGGCGCCAGGGGCCGGGATAAGCGCTTTGCTCAGACGCTAGGCGGCGATCGCGCACCGCCCAATCGGCGACGGACATACGCGGATCGGGCCGCAGGCCGCGCGCCATTGCTTTGCGCACGGTCTGTCGCGCGAGAGACGCCTTCATGCGGCGACGAGATCGTCCGCTTCGTCGGCGGCATCCTCCGCCTCGTCGCTTGCAAGCTGATCGGCGAAGGTGACAAGCACCGTTTCGATTTTTCCTCGCAGCAGCGTGCGGATCTCAGCGGCCGGTTTGTGGGCGAGCAGGTCAGCCGCTTCGATCGTCATCCGCAGCAGCGTGTCGCGCAGCAATCGCGAGGCAGTTTCCCGTTCGAGCGCCACATCGGTGATCGCGACCAGCTCGCCGCGCATCTTCTGCAGTTCGATCTCGAGCTTCTGGCGCTGCAAGTCCGCGACCGAGGCGCGGCTTTCCTGGTACTTTTGCGCCGCCTCGTTGACGCCGCCGCCGTCCTGTACCGCGGGCAAATCGAATTCGGCATCGCGACGGCCTTCAGTCAGCTTCTGCAGAGCGCGCGCAGGGTCAGCCAGGCGCGCCAGCTGCTGATCGGCGAGAACGCGGTCGATCAGTTTGTCGGGTCGAATGGCCGGCGGCGTCAGCCGTCCCTGGCTCTTCAGCTTGGTGATGTACGGCGCAGAGCATTTGCGGTAGCGCGCATATTGCGCCTGGCTCATCAGCGCCGGCGGTTCATCGGCCATCCGAACGCACCGTGATCGAATTCTGGCGGCGTATTGCTGGTTTGTTCGCTGGGGCCAGAGACCAATTTAACCCGCTTAACCCGTTGTAAAAGCCGGTAAATTAACCCTGTGAATCCCGGTGAAACTACCGCAACCCCGCACCCCTTTCACCCGTATACGGAAGCGCCAGGAGGGACCCTGCGACCTCGGCCGCCTCCCCATCGACGCATCTGCCGCGAGCGTGACCGATCCTGACCACCGCTGGGCCCACGCGGTCAATGTTGAGATGACACGCCAGCATTTCCGCGGCCTTCGCGGTCCTCATCCTCGCCCGCCCTGCACGAATCATTCGCGCGCGATGATCGAGAGG